AACTCATTAAAAAACGCAGGCAAACCAAAAAGAACTAGTATTGGTCGTGGATTTCATAGCAAATCTATGATGAATAAACATAAAAGAAGAAGTTATAAGGCTTATAGAGGCCAAGGAAGATAATCTTTACAATTATTCTAGTATTTCTAAATCATTTTCATAAATTCGTATAAATATTAGAGTTATGGCAAATTACGATTCAGGTTCTACAACTAAATTAAACAATAGTAATCGTGCTACAGTTAGATATAGTGATTTAGATTTAGATTTTGGACGTAATCCTGTAACAAATGATGTTAATGAATTAACTAATGTTGAGGCTGTAAAAAGATCAGTTAGAAATCTGATTAATACAACACACTTTGATAGGCCTTTTCATCCAGAAATTGGTGGAGATGTTAGAACATTATTATTTGAACCAATGACACCATTAACAGCATTAAATCTACAAAGAAAAGTAGAAGAGGTGTTGGTAAATTTTGAACCAAGGATTAGTTTAGTTCAAGTAGCTGCAAATCCTAATCCTGACGCAAACTCTTATGATTTGTCTATTTATTTTTATGTTATAGGCACAACTGAGTTGGTTCAAGTACAAACATTTTTAGAAAGACTAAGATAATATGGCAAGTAACAAATTAACAGTATCAGATTTTGATTTTGATAATATAAAATCCAATTTAAAAACATTTTTACAAAGTCAAACAGAATTTCAAGATTATAATTTTGAAGGTTCGGGTTTTGCTATTCTTTTAGATATACTAGCATACAATACACACTATCTTGGTTTTAACGCCAACATGTTAACAAATGAAATGTATTTGGATAGTGCTGATATACGACAAAATATTGTTTCGTTGGCAAAAATGTTAGGTTATACTCCAAGTTCTGTTACTGCGCCTATAGCAAATCTTTCAATAACGGTAAATACTGGTAATAATGAGCCTGCAACAGTAACAATGTTAAAAGGAACAGCATTTACAACTTCAATTAATGGAACAACTTATCAATATATTACAAATCAAGATTATACAATTTCTCCTGTTAATGGTGTTTATAATTTTTCATCAGTAGATGTTTATGAAGGAACATTAGTTACTTACAGATATACTGTTGATGTAAATGACCCAGATCAAAAATTTATTATACCAAGTAATATGACCGATATTAATAATACTTTGACAGTTACAGTTCAAAATAGTGCTACAGATACAACACAAACTGTTTACAATTTATTAGATGTTGCCGTTCCATCTTATGGTACTAGTTTTACGGTAAATAATACTTCACCAGTTTATTTGTTACAAGAAGTTGAAAATGGAAATTTTCAAGTATATTTTGGAGATGATATTATTGGTAAAAAATTAAGTGATGGTAATATTGTTATACTTCAATATATTGTAACTAATGCAGACGCATCTAATGGAGCATCTAGTTTTAATTTGTCAACTACAATTGATGGATACTCTAATGTTACTATTGCAACAAATTCAATATCTCAAGGAGGTTCACCAGCTGAAACAAAAGAATCAATTAGATTTAACGCTCCTTTATCTTATGCAGCTCAAAATCGTGCAGTAACAACATCAGATTATGAAGTATTAGTTCGTCAATTATATCCAAATGCAAAGGCAGTAAGCGCATGGGGCGGAGAAAATAATGAATCTCCAGTTTATGGTACGGTAAATATTGCTGTGGTTCCTTATTCAGGAACTTCATTAACAACTTCAACAAAACAATATATTGTAAATTTATTAAAACCTTATAATATTGCTTCTATAAAACCTGTAATTTTGGATGCTGAAGTTACAACAATATTAATTACGAGTGATATTAAATATAACTCACGATTGACTTCAAATACATCAGATACTATTAAAACAAATATTATTAATAACATTTCAAATTATAATTCCAATACTTTACAAGTATTTGATGGCATCTTTAGATATTCAAAACTAGTAACTTTAATTGATAGTACAGACACTAGCATTACTTCAAACATAACTACAATAAAAATAAAAAAATCTTTTACTCCAATATTATCTACAAAAGAACAATACAACATTTATTTTAGAAATTCTTTATATAATCCTGTATCTGGTTATAATGCTTCACAAGGCGGTATTTTATCTTCTAGTGGTTTTAAAATTAATGGCGATACAACAAATGTTTATTACTTAGATGATGATGGTGCAGGCAATGTTAGAAGATATTATTTAAATGGTTCTACAAGAGTTTATTCAGCAATTTCTCAAGGAACAATTAATTATTCAACAGGCCAAATTATTTTAAATTCTTTAAATATTACTCAAATAGAAAATATTGGAGGTAATAATTCTAGCGTTATTGAATTAACTGTTGTTCCTAATTCAAACGATATCGTTCCAGTAAGAGACCAAATATTAAATATTGATTTGATTAATTCTTTTTTCACTGTTGAAGTAGATACTTACGCTTCAGGTTCATCTGACGCAGGAATAGGTTATACAACAGCATCAAGTAGATAATAATGTCTAAATTCAATAACAAGATTTCTAATCTTATAAACTCTCAGGTTCCAGAGTTTGTTTTAGAAGATCACCCAAAGTTTATAGAGTTTTTAAAAGCATATTATGCTTTTATGGAATCTGCTGAATTAAATGTTACAAGCGTAGAAACAACTGATGGTTTACAATTAGAATCAGAAACAAATCAAACAAATGAATTATTGTTAGATGCAACAAAAATTGCTACAGATAGAACATCATTAGATGTAAATAGTAAAGTATTACTAGAAAGTTCTTTTTATGGTAAGTTTACACGAGGAGAAATAGTAACAGGTCAAACATCAAAAGCAATAGCAACTGTTTTAACTGAAGATTTAATTAACGACCGTTTATTCATATCTGCTCAAGATAAATTTATTATAGGAGAAACTATAGTAGGTTCTTCTTCAAACGCAAGTGCTATTGTAAATAATTATAAACCAAATCCTGTTGAAAATATACAAGACTTATTAAATTTTAGAGACGCTGATAAAGTTATAGATAATTTTTTAACTCATTTTAAATTTGAGTTTTTGAATACATTACCTGATATTTTAGCATCAGGATTAAATAAAAGAAATTTAATTAAAAATATAAAATATCTTTATGGTCTAAAAGGTACAAGAGAAGGTAACAATTTATTTTTTAGATTATTATTTAATGAAAGTGCTGAAACAATATATCCTAGAGACCAAATTTTAAGAGTATCTGATGGTAAATGGACAACAAATACAATTATTAGAGTTATTGCAACTATAGGTGATACAGCAAATTTAATAGGCAGAACAATAACAGGAGAATCATCAGGCGCAACAGCAATTGTTGAAAATGTTTCTAAGTTTCAAATAGAAGAAGATGAAATATCTGAAATTATATTAAATGTAAATTCTATAACTGGAAATTTTTTAACAGGAGAACAAATTATAGGAACTAAAACAAACACAGATGATTATTATATTAAAGCAAATATTACAGGATTACTAAACGTACCTGTAATTACAAATGGTGGAAGTTTATATAATGTAAATGATAATATTGTAATTAATGGAGGAGGTCAAGGAGCATTAATAAAAATTGACGCAGTAGGTCATGGAGGAATTAGTTCATTTTTTATTGATAATCCAGGAACTGGTTACAAAATTGGCGATGATTTATTTTTTAATAATGCAAATACTAATGGTGGTGCGGCAGTTGCAAAAGTGCAAATCGTAAATGGCGGTTTATTAATAGAAGATTCTTTAGGTGATATTGTTTTAGAAGATGCAACAACTAAAGGCGACCCCTATACAGGAAATATTTTGGTTCAAGAATCAGCAACAGGCGCAGGTGATATTACAAAAATCAGATTAATTAATTCAGGAACAAATTATACTTCTTTGCCAACGGTTACCGTTACAAGTTCTACAGGAACAAATGCAACAATAAAAGCATATGGTAATACTATAGGAAGAGTTCAATCAATTAAAATTATAGAATCAGGAAAAGGATATGAAAATTCTCCATCACCTACTTTAACTTTACCTTTAAATATTTTATTTACTCAACGTTCAGGAAATTTTGCTGTTGGAGAAAATATTACAGGTTTGGCTTCTGATAATTTAACTATAGTTACAGCAAAAATAATTAATTTCAATTATAATACAAACATTATAAATCTTTCTAATGCAACAGGAATTTTCGGTGTAGGAAATACAATTACGGGTTCATTAACAAATGCTACAGCAAAAGTTGAAATATTAGACCAAGCTACGGCTACAACTAATGTTACTTCTTTATTAAATACTTCAGGTTCATATATTAATCAAGATGGTTGGTTAGATGAAAACAGTATGTTAATAGAAGATGATTTGATTTATCAAGATTTTTCATATATTATAAAAGTAGGCAGAGCAATTAGAGATTGGAGAGATAGTTTTAAAAAGACTATGCACCCGGCAGGATTTTATATATCAAGCCAAGTTAGTATTAATTCACAAATTAATGCACGTTTAAGAAATGTCACAGGCGTAAATTCAGGTACTGAATATAATCCTATACAAGAAGTTATTAATTCTGGTATATTTGGTACAGTATTTGGAAGAAGATTAGGCACAACTGTCGATGGTACTTCATTAAATGCAACACCAAATGTTGGTGTAGTTCCTTTTGCTAAAGCAGGAACACATAAATTCTTTACATCAAATACTAGAGATACTACTTTAAGAAGCAGTATTACTTTTAATTTCCAAAAAACGCCTTATTTAAATGTAAGAGGAACAAATAGTTTTTATGGTTATGCAAACGCAGGACCTCGTATGAGAAATATAAATCGTTTTGCTTTTACAATGTTTAGTGGAAGTGGTCATCCTCAAAATTCGTTAGTAGGCAATGACCATAACACTTCAACATACATTAACCCTATGTTAATCTCTAATTTTGAAGATTTTTCTATAATAGGAACAAAAAAGAACGGTACCGATGGTACAACTGTGGAAATGGGAGATATTAGTAATGTTAATTTAAAAACTTATGTTGCTTTACCAACAGAAATAACTGTAAGTCAGCCATAAGATGCAATTATCGTGTATAAATATAAATAGAAATTTAAGGAAATAACATGCCAGCAATTATAACAAACAAATTTAGAGTAATCAATAGTCAAAATTTTTACAATTCATTTACGGGTAATTATTATTATCTAGGTGTTGGTCGACCAGAGGCATGGGCAACATCTACAAGAGGTGATGCAAGAACTGTAAACGAAGGAACAGATTCTTCTCCTATATTGCCAGCTGATTCATTACAATCACAACTTTATACTTACAATGATTTATTAGCCGTTAAACGAGTTACAAGTTCAAATGTTTCTTATGTTGTACCTAGAATTAATTGGGTTACAGGAACTGTTTATGATTATTACAGACATGATTATGGTGATTATATTACAGGCACAACAACTCCATTAACATCAACAAGTGGTGCTTCAAATCTATTTGATGCAAATTTTTATGTTATAAGTTCTTCGAACAATGTTTATAAATGTTTAGATAATAATGGTGGTACAGCTTCTACAATTGAACCAACCGGAACATCAACAACTATTTCAACTACAGGTGATGGTTACAAGTGGAAATATATGTACACGCTATCAGCCTCACAACAAATTAATTTTCTATCTACAGATTTTATGGCAGTTTCTACAGATGGAACTGTATCAGCAGCAGCAGTTAATGGTGGCATTCATATAGTAAAAATTAAAACACCAGGAGCTGGTGGAACAAACGGAACTTATACAGGAATTCCTATTAGAGGAGATGGTTCTTCAGCTACAGTTACAATTACAGTTTCAACAGGCATAGTTTCAAATGTTACTGTTACAAATCCAGGTTCAGGTTACAGTTACGGATATATTAAAGTGTCTGATATAGTTTCAGCAGGCGCTACAGGTCTATCAGGAACAGAATTAGATGTTATAATTGAACCACAAGGCGGTCATGGTTATAATGCTGTTGAAGAATTGGGTGGCTTTTTTGTAATGTTAAATGTAAATTTACAAGGTGCTGAAACAGCAAATAGTGGTGATTTTGATGTTAATGCTTCATTTAGAAAAACTTTATTAATACAAAATCCTTATTCAAATGGTTCTCCAGCAACTTCTTCAACTCTTAGAGGAACAAAAGCAGTTTTATTAAATTCAACACCTACACCAGGAACTTTTCAAATTGGTGAAAATATTACTCAATCAACCACTGGTGCTACAGGTATAGTGGTAGATTGGGATGCAACAAATAAAATATTATATTATGTACAAACTAGATTTACAAATCAAGGTATAGATAGTAATGGAAATAAAACATCACTTTCAGGTCTTAATATAATTACAGGTGGAACTTCAGGTGCAACAGGCACTCCTATAGCAACAACTGCAACAGTAAACAATGTTTCATTCACGAGTGGTTATTCTGCACCAGAAATTGATGCACATTCAGGTAATGTTATTTACATAGAGAATCGTTCACCAATAAAAAGAGCTTCAGACCAGACAGAAAATATTAAGTTAATAGTGGAGTTTTAAGGTATCATGCCAAGTCCAACAGACTTTAATTTAAAGCCATATTATGACGATTATGATCCTGAAAAAAAGTTTCATAGGATTCTTTTTAGACCTTCGTATGCGGTTCAAGCTAGAGAATTAACACAATCTCAATCAATACTTCAAAATCAAATAGAACGTTTATCAGACCATTTATTTGATAAAGGTGCCATGATTATTCCTGGAGATATTTCTTTTGATTTAAATTATTCTGCTGTAAAACTTACTTCAAAATCTTATTCATCAATTTCAGATTATATTGGTAAAAAATTAACAGGGTTAACATCAGGAGTTGTTGCTACGTGTGTTAACGCTATTGCAACTACTGGAACTGACCCTGATACTTTATATGTAAAATATACACAAGCGGGAACAAATAACAGTTCTACTACTTTTACATCAGGCGAAACAATTAATGCTACAGCAATAGGAGGAGGTCCTACACTTGCAACGGCCATTGTTAATTCAACAGCAATTGGTTCTTCGGCTAACATAAATGCTGGTGTTTATTATATAAATGGTTTTCAAGTTTCTGTAACTCAACAAACAATCATATTAGACAAATATACAAATACACCAAGTTATAGAGTTGGTTTACAAATTGTTGAAAGTTTTGTAACGCCAAATGATGACGCTTCTTTAAATGATAATGCACAAGGTTCTTCAAACGTAAATGCGCCAGGAGCGCACAGATTTAAAATAGATTTAATATTATCTAAATTGAGTTTAACATCCACAAATGACCAAAACTTTGTAGAACTATTAAGATTAAATAATGGTATTCGTTCTAATCAAGTTACTTCTACAGCATATAATGTATTAGAAGATACTTTGGCAAGAAGAACTTATGACCAAGCTGGCGACTATACAGTTTCTGATTTTAAAATAGATATGAGAGAAAATCTTTTATCAGGAAATAATAGAGGTATCTATGCTGATGGTGATGCAACTAAACTTGCAGCAGGTATATCACCAGGTAAAGCATACGTTAAAGGTTATGAAATTCAAAAACTTGCAACATCTTATGTTAATTTAGATAAAGCAAGAGACTATTCAACATCAAATAATTATAAAACAAATTTTAATTTACAAAACTATGTAAATGTTACTAACGTTTATGGTTCACCTGATATTACTTCTGTTTCTGGTGAGGTATCACCTTATAAAGATGTGCAATTATTCGATACACCAACAAATTCAAGAGGTACTGCTAAATCAACTGTTGGTGTAACTGTACCACAAATTGGTAGAGCAAAATCAAAAGGTTTTGAATATAATTATGGTTCTTCAGCATCTGGCATATTTTCAAGTTCAGGATTAACAACTTCAGTCTTTAAACATTATCTATTTGATATAGAAATGTTTACTCATCTTAATATTTTAACTGCACAAGCATTTACAAGTGGAGAAAAAGTAACAGGTGGCACTTCAAGTGCTTTTGGTTACGTTCAATCCATATCTGCTACAAAATCAGCAGCAGTTTCAAGTATTTCAGTTGCAAGTCCTGGAGTTGTAACATTAAACGCACATTCATTTTTAGAAGGCCAACAAATTACATTAACAGGTGGAACATATTCAGTTAATTCTGCTGCTGTTTCTTCACCTACTGTTTATACTGTTAAAAATCCTTCAACAAACACATTTGAATTATGGGATTCTACAGGAATTAATTCTATAAATGTAACAGCATTTAGTTCTGGACCAACTGCAACTCATGGTGTTGTAGTATTAAATGATATAACAGGAACATTTATTTCTGGTGAAACAATTACAGGCGCAACTTCAAGTAACACTGCCATTATTCAACAAGATAGATATGGATTTTTAGGTGCTGATGCAAAAGATTTTACGGAAACTAGACAAATTTCTATGTCAGGTTCTCCAACTTATACAGCTGACACTTCAATAGATTCTGTTTATGGTGATAATTATCAAATATATGGTCAATTATCAGTTGCAAATAATGGTGGTGCAACTTCTGCTACAGCAGTTCAAGGTTTTGGTACACTGTTTACACAAGAATTGAGAATAGGTGATACTATTACTTTTACAACAGATGCAGGTTCTTTAATAACAAGAACAATTCATGCAATTTATTCAGACACATCTTTAACTTTAAACACCGCTGTGGGTGCATCAGATGTATCAACAAAAACTACTGCAATTAGAAAAAGACCTAAAATTCAAGGTTCAAATTTAAATACTTCAATATTTAAATTACCTTACAACAGAATTAAAACACTAAAAACAACTCTTAATAGTGGCTTATCAAATACAAGTTTTTATGTAAGAAGAAATTTTACCGCAACATTATCTAACGGTTCGGCTACTATAACAGCAGGAACAAATGAACAATTTGTTGGATTATCAGATAGTGATTATACAGTATCTGTAATGGTTGCAAATTCAGGTTCAACTACAGCAGGAAACGTTTTAAGTTTAGATGGTAACAATCCTCAATCTACACCTATTTTCACATTAAGTGGTTCGCCTGTAGGTTCAGCTTTAACATTAAATTTTGGAACAGCATATTCAAATGCAAAAATTAAAATACTTGCTACATTATCGGTTAATGTTGCAAATGCAAAAACAAAAACATTAAATACAGGAACACAAGTTTCAATTTCAAACCAATCTATTATACAATCAGGTATTATTGGTTTAAGTAAAGCTGACATTTATCAATTAAGCAATGTTTACATGTCTCCAAATTTTAGTACGCCTGCTACGACAAGTCATACGGATATTACTTCAAGATTTACTTTAGATAATGGACAAAGAGATAATTATTATGACATAGGTAGATTGGTATTAAATTCTGGCGAATTAAAACCAACAGGGCAATTATTGGTTGTTTTCAGTTATTTTTCTCACGGTTCAGGAGATTTCTTTTCAGTAGATTCTTATACAGGTCAAATATCATATGAAAACATTCCTAGTTATACTTCTGATACTACAGGTTTTGTATATGATTTAAGAGATAGTTTAGATTTTAGACCAAGAGTTGCTGATAATTCTACAATAAACAGTTCTACAGTAGATAGAAATTATACAAGTACTGGAGCTTCTTCATTTGATGTTGTAAAATTTAATTCAGATGTAAGTAACGATATAGAATATTATTTACCTAGAGTTGATAAAATTTTCTTAGATAATTTAGGTAATTTTCAAGTTGTAAAAGGTTCAAGCTCTTTAAATCCACAATTACCTAGTGCTATTGACAATGCAATGCAAATTGCTACTGTTTATTTAAATGCTTATACATTAAGTACAACAGATTTGGTTGTAGAAAAAGTTGATAATAGAAGATATACGATGAGAGATATTGGCCGTTTAGAAACTAGAATTTCAAACGTAGAATATTACACTCAATTATCTTTATTAGAAACACAAACTCAAAATCAACAAATACAAGATGCACAAGGATTTGACCGTTATAAAAACGGATTTATAGTTGATAATTTTACAGGTCACGGAGTAGGTGATGTAACAAATTCTGATTATCAATGTTCTATGGATATGGCCAATGGTTTATTAAGACCAATGTGTACGGCTAGAAATGTTGGTTTTTTAGAAACAAATACAGACGGTACTGCAACTTCTAATATAGTTAGAGCAAATAATAATTATCAAAAAACTGGAGATTTAATTACTTTACCTTATACAGAAGTAACTTCAATACAACAACCTTATGCAAGTCACGATGAGAGTGTAAATCCATTTAGTATTTTCACTTGGGTTGGTGGTGTAAATCTTGATCCTCCTACTGATGACTGGACAGAAACGAACAGAGTTCCTGATCTTGTTGTTAATATACAAGGTTCTTATGATACATTAGTTCAAAATTTAGGTAATCCAAATTTACAAAGTGTAGAAATTGATACTGTTTGGAATTCATGGCAAGATACATGGTATGGTACTCCTACGGAAGCAACAACTACTAATTCAGGCGCATATAGAACTACAAATCAACAAACATCAACAGCTGTTGGTGGAAGATTTAATGGACAAACTAGAGGAGCTGGTGGTTGGACTGTTGAAGCGGTTGATACGGTTACTACAACTTCTCAACAAATTAGTCAAACAAGAACAGGTATTAGAACAGCAATCGTTCCAAATATTGTTCAAACATCATTAGGAGATAAAGTATTAAGTGTTGCTTTTATTCCTTATATAAGAAGTAAAACTATTAATTTTACAGGAACAAGATTAAAACCAAATACAAGAGTTTATCCTTTCTTTGATGGTATTGCAATTAGTTCTTATGTAACTCCAACAGGAGGAATATTAGGTGGTAGTTTAATTACAGATGTTAATGGTGCTGTATCTGGTACATTTACAATTCCTAGTCCAATATCAGATTCAAATCCAAGATGGCAAACAGGTAGTAAAGTATTTCGTTTAACAAGCAATTCAACAAATTCTTTAACAGATGTTAATACATCAGCTGAAGGTGATTATATTGCACAAGGTTTATTAGATACTGTTCAAAATACGGTTATCTCTACAAGACAAGCTCAAACAGTTAGACAAGATGTTAGTGACACTCAAAATATTGTAAGAACATCTACAAGAACAACACAAAATATTATAGAATGGATTGACCCAATTGCACAATCATTCTTAGTAGATGATACTGGTGGAGTATTTGTAACTTCTGTTGATTTATTCTTTAGTTCTAAAGATAATAATATTCCAGTAACAGTTCAATTAAGAGAAATGCAAAATGGTTATCCAACAAGAACATCAATACCTTTTGGTGAAGTAGTTAAAAATCCAGCAAATGTAAATGTTAGTGATGATGCCACTGTTGCTACAAAATTTACTTTTCCTTCACCAGTTTATTTACAAGAAAAAACAGAATATTGTTTTGCAGTAATATCTAATAGTAATGATTACAGGGTTTATGTAGGAACAATAGGTGAAAATCAATTGGTTTCTAATAGAAAGATATCTAGTAATCCTTATGCTGGTTCTTTCTTTAAATCACAAAATGGTTCAACATGGACAGCAGACCAAACAACTGATATCATGTTTAATATTAATAAAGCCGAATTTGAAAATACAACAGGTACGGCAACATTTGCTAACAAAGAATTGGCATCTACATTATTAAATACAAATCCTATAAGAACAACAAATACCTCAAGTGTTGTAACGGTTTATCACAGAGGTCATGGTATGCACAGTTCAAATGACTATGTAACTATTTCAGGTATTCCTGCAGGAACATATAATGGTATTGCACATACAGCATTGAATGGAACATTTACAAATTTAACAAACATAACTTTAGATAGTTATGATATCACTACAACAGGTACAGCAACTTCAAGTGGTGATGTAGGTGGTTCTGCTGTTTATGCTTCTCAAAATTATATTATGGATACAGCAAACATTAATATACAAAATTTAACTGTATCAGGAACAAATATTTCTTATTCTTTAAAAACTACAAGTGGTAAATCTATAAATGGTTCAGAATCAGAATTTTTATTGTCAGACACAGCAAGCAATTTTGCTCCAGGAAATAATATTTACTTTAATAATCCACAAATGATTGCAAGTGCAATTAATCAAACATCAAAAATGAATGGCAGTAAATCATTATTCTTAACTTGTAATTTAACAACAACAAATGTGAATGTGTCTCCGGTTATTGATACATCAAGAACAAGTATTGTTGCTGTTCAAAATAGATTAAATAATCCTACAAATGGAAATACACCAAATTTTATAGATGATATTTCTTCTACAGGAACTTCTACATCAGCTGTTTATGTAACTAAACCAATTACATTAACAAATACTTCAACAGCACTTAACATTATTTTAACTTCAAACGTAAGACCAAGTGCAACCGTAAAAGTTTATTATCGTACAACAGATTCTACACAAGTTAAAAATATTAATACATTATCTTGGACTCCAGTAAATGGTACAGGTTCAGAAGATGTGACAGTTACTCCTTCTTCAAACTCAGTAACATTTAATGATTATACATATTCAGATAGTAATATTACAGGATTTACTGCATTTCAAATTAAAGTGGTATTGAAAGGAACTAATTCTTCTCAACCACCAGTTATATCAGCGTTAAGAGGAATTGCATTAGCATTATAAGGAATTTATGAAATTAAAAGTTCAAGGTTATGAATCGTTAATAAGAGACTCTAATTCAAAAGCAATTGTAAATGTTGCTACAACTGATTATCAGTTATATATGAACAGAGTAAAAATTAGAGAACAACAAAGTGATGAAATTAGAAATGCTGTTAAAGAAATCAATTGTTTAAAAACAGAATTAGAAGAAATTAAATGTTTATTAAAAGAGGTAATTAAAAAATAATCATGTCTATTAGAAGTGTACAATCAACCAATACGTTAGATAATTTTAGAACTACCTTTAATAGTTTAGGTACTGATGTAGGTGATGTTTCTACTTTAAGTACAACTGCAAAAACGGTTGTTGGCGCTGTTAATGAATTGGTGAGTAGTTTAGGCGAAGTAAATTCAATAACTTTAGGTTCTAGTAGTGTTTCTTTAGGTGGTACTTTATCAAGTATAGTTGGATTAACAAACATATCTGGCAGCGGAACAGTTAATTTTACTACAGATGTACAAGTAAATAGTGTATCTGTAGCTACAAAACCTTTTGCAATTGCATATTCTATAGCATTAGGTTAATTAAATAATGAAGTGTTGATGAAAAGAAGTGTTAAAAATAATATAAATAGGTGTATTATAATATTAGAAACAAAAGTATTATAAATATAATAAATTAATTAATTAATTTTAGGAATTAAAAATGGCAAGCACATTCAAAAGAGTTGCAAAAGCAAGTGTCACAGCATCTCAAAACGCAGGATCAGCTGATGCAATATACACAGTACCAGCAGGAGCCAGCTCTACAGCTTTAAACTCAATTATTATTGGTATTTCACTTTGTAATAAAACAAGTTCAGATATAACAGCTGGAGTTTACTTATCAAATTATGACGGTACTAACAATGCTTATATAGCAAAAGGTGTTACCGTACCTGCTAATACAACTTTAGAAATTATGCAAGGTAATAAGTTAGTGGTTATGAACTCAGGTTCTGCAGGAGATGTAATTAGAGTTGAAACTAATACATCAACATCACTTGATGTAGTATTATCAGTTTTAGAAAACGTTTAATAATTAGTTAAGGAATTAAAATGTCGAGATATATACCGGATTTTAAAAAACCAACGCAAGTTAAAATTAGAACATATGCCGGCGATGGATCAACTTCAACCTTTACTGTTAGTGGTTCTTTAAGCGCAAAAAAAGTATTAGTAAGTTTAAATGGATTGCAACAAATACCTGATACTAATTATCAAATTGTAAATACTACTTTAACTTTTTTAACAGGTGCGCCTGCCGCAACAGATACAATACAAATAGTAGAACTTCCAATATAAAATATATTTTATGTTAAATGTTGAAAAAAATGTAATACCTGGTTTTAATCCAGTAGGAAATAAGAATAATACTGGTAAAATAAATAGTAATGTATCAGGTGAAGATTTAGATAGAGATTTTGAATATGGTGAGTTAGATACTAAAAATGGTGTTTTAGTTAAAAAAGTAGCCGAAGAAATAATACGTTTAATAAAAGAAAGTCCAAATAAAAATCATTTAGAATTAATAGAGTACATACAAGAAAAATTTAAATTAATTGAAATTCCTACAATTGATTTAAAAGATACATTATGGTATAAATTGACTGATGGTGAACATTTAGGTCAAAATATTCAAGGTTTTAAAATAGTTACGGATGGTAAAGGAAATAAAAAAAAAATACATCACATAGGATTTTCTTCCGATGTTGATTATCTTGATGGTCTTATAAATAGGATGATACAAAAACTTAAGCAATTAGGATATTTTGATATTATAAATAGTAAAGGTAACAACAAATAAATTTATTCAAATGGTAAATATTAAAGTTAGAGATCAAAATACAAATTTCGGTTCAGATACTGATGGGTTAGTTATACCAACAGGTACTACAGGTGAACGTGTTGCGAGCACAGGCGCTATCAGATATAATACTTCTTATGGTTGTTTAGAATATTACACAGGTACTACTTGGGTTTTATTAGAAGCTCAACCTACAGTTACATCTATTTCTCCAGATTCTATTACAGTAGATGGTGTTACTACAACTCCTGTTACAGTTACAGGTACAAATTTTAACGCAGGTGATACTATTACTCTTACTTCAGATGATGCTTTATCTACTATTACTCCTTCTACAATTAGTTACGTTAATGGCACTACTTTATCTTTTACAACAGGTGCTACACAATTAAGTAATTTACAAGGAACAGGAGTTTCAAATTTAACAGCTGTAAAAATTTTAGGTACTGTTGGTACATTTAGTTGTGCAACCGCTTCAAATACATTAGCTGTTGATCAATTAATTACATTTACAGGAAATTTAAGCGACTCTTATACAATGAGTAGTATTGCTACTACAGGAACTGCAGGTCAATTTTCATGTTCTTCAGCAATTCCAGCTATAACTGCAGGTCAAACAGTTACAATTTCAGGAACTCAAAGCACTACATTATCAAGCGTTAATATTACAGGTCCAGATACAGGTACTATAACAGGTGTTTCAATTACAGGAACTTCTGGTCAGTTTTCATGTACTTCAACTACTTTAGTAGTTGGTCAAGCTATTACAATTACTGGTACATTTGGTGGTACAGGAAGTATTTCAGGTTACACAACAGGAACAACATATTATGTAATTGCAACTAATGGTACTCCTACTGGAGCTACAACATTTACACTATCTACAACAAGAAATGGTACAGGTGTTGCAACAACTACTGGTACTCCTACAGGATTAACTTATACAAAAAACAATTTAACAGGAACAATTGCATTTGACCCTACAACAAATAGTTCAGGCCCTACTTTAGCTGTAGGTAATATTGTTATAATTTCTGGTACATTAGGTGGCACAGGTACTATTACAGGATATTCAGATCCTACAACTTATTATATTATTGCAACTGATGGTTCAAACTATGCACAATTATCAACAACTTCAGGTGGTACGGCAGTTACAACAACTGTTGGTACTCCTACAGGATTAACTTATACAGCTTCAGGTGGTGGAACTATTTCTGGTTATTCAAATCCAACTACTTATTATGTAATAGGAACTCCTACTCAAACATCATTTACTTTATCTGCATCATCAGGTGGTTCTGCAATTACAACTACAAATTATGGTAATGGACAGTTTTTATCTAATATGAGTTTTAGTTTAGGAGGAGGAACGACAGGAAGTATTTCTGGTTATTCATCTGGTAATATCTATTATATTACAACAACTAACGGTTCAACAACATTTACTTTATCAGCAACTAAAAGAGGAAGTGCTATTACAACTACAGCAGGTAGTCCTACAGGATGGACAACTTATCAATCTGATTATATACCAGCAAAATCTCCATGGGACGTTACAGTAACTTCAGCTGGAGGAAAAACAGCAACTTTATTAAACGCATTAAACACAAATTCAGGCCCTTATTGGATAACTCAAGCAGGAACTGTTACAAATAGTTTTAGTGCAAATAGATCATTAAGTTATCAATTGTTAGCGGAAAGCCCTCAATCTTTAACTCTAACATATTCATTAGCATCAGGAAGTTTACCAACTGGTGTTACTTTAAGCTCATCAGGTTTATTATCTGGAACAATAACTCCACCAGGAGTTCAAACAACATACAATTTTTCAGTAACTGCTACAGATACAAATGGTCTTACTGCAACAAGGTCATTTAGTATTGCTGTATATCTTTCAGCAATTCAAACATTTACCTCAAGCGGAACATTTACAGTTCCTACTGGACTTACCGCAGTAGATGTATTAGTCGTTGCTGGAGGTGGTGGCGGTTCAGGACAATGTAATATTGGTGGTGGAGGTGGTGCAGGTGGTTTAATTTATAGACCAGGTTATCCAATTACACCAGGTACTCCAATAGCTGTTACAGTAGGTCAAGCAGGTTATCCAGGCGGTAATTCAATATTTGGCGGATTAACTGCAATTGGTGGAGGTCAAGGAGGATTCTTCGCAGCTCCTTATCCAGGCGGTTCAGGCGGCGGTGGTGGTGGTAATGTTTTCCATCAAGGTGGTTTTGGCGGCGGTACTGGTACTCAACCAAGTCAACCAGGAGATTCAGGTACTTATGGATTTGGTAATCCAGGAGGTCAGGCTGCTTACAACAACGGCCCAGGTGCTGCTGGTGCTGGCGGTGGTGGTGCTGGTGGTGGTGGAGGTAGTGCTGGTAGTCCTACATCAGGTGGTGGAGGAGGAGCTGGACGAACTTATTCCATTTCAGGAAGTTCTGTAGAATATGCTGCAGGAGGCGGAGGTTCTCCTGGAGGTGGTGCTGGTGGCCCAAGCACAAATGCAACAAATAAAGGTGGCGGTGGAGGTGCCGGTGGTACTCCTAACACAGGTGGTGGTGGACCAGGTGTTGTTATAGTAAGTTACTAAACAACATATTGTTTCAGTACAATACTAATTTATTTTAAAAAATAAAAAAATGTATGGCCGATCAAATAGCAAATTTATTTTTAGACGCAGGCGCAACATTTTCATCTGATGTAAATGTTACTGATAACGAAGAAAATCCATTAGATTTAACTGATTGGACTGCAAAAGCCAACTTATCAAAAAGTTATTCTCCTACTCAACCTAAAATACCTTTTAATATTGTAAAATATAATGCTGAAGGTATTGTTGCTATTAGTTTAACTCCTGAACAAACAATTCTTTTAGAAGAAGGTCGTTATGTTTATAATTTGGATATAGTTAACAATATTGACAATTCTGTTATAAGAGTGCTTGAAGGAATAATTACTGTTACACCGGCAGTTTAATTTATAAATAATTAAACAACAAAGGACTTAAATGACACAAGCAAGTTTAACTAAAACACAAGTAAATGTACAAATACCATCAAGAACACAGTTAAATAATTCATCATTAAAATTGAGATTGTTGAATGATGTTAATGCGGCGTCTTTACAAAATGGAGATGTAGTTCAATATAATTCTACTACAGACCAATTCACGACAGCTCCTGTTAATATAACTAGAGTAAACGGCGGTTCTTTTTAACTTTTTAAATTCTTATTAAAAGAATCTATAGTTTTTAAATTAAAAGGAAATGCGTTTCCCCATATTGTAGATTTTCTTACCCAACCTAATGCGGCAATAGGACTTGTAATAGCCAAAGGTATATCAGAGTGGCCGCTATCTTTATTTTCTCTGGAAAAATAATAATTATCTAAGTCGTGTACAACGCCTTTTTCTTTTAATTCATTTAATAACTTTTTTGCTGTTTTATAAGTAATTGCATAAGCGTGCCCACCATATAGATTTTCTATATCTATAATCTCTTTAGGGCCACCTGCTGTTTGACTATCATATTTACTTGGGTCTGTAAGTTTATATCCTAACGAAACTATTTTATTGTGAGGTATTTCTATATTTATTTTATGTAACATAATAGCATCATGTTCAAGTATTATAGCACATTCTTTATTTTTTACAATTTTTTTCCATATATTAAAATGACTTGCAGTACAACAAGCACAAGCATCTGTCCAATCGTTCCAAGAATTATAAGATACTTTGTAATCAAAGTTCTTCCATACTTCTTCTTTAGTTATGTTTTCATAACCTTCAAAACTTTCCCATTCAAGACCAATTGCATCACAAGATTTAGCACAACCTCTTGCATAATCAATAGATATAGGATTTTTAGTTGTTAGAATATAGGCTTTTGTTGGTATCATACTTTTAGTATCAGAGTTTTTTTTATTAACAATTTCTGTTTTTTGTTCTATTATTTTTTTAATAGGTTGAGGGTTAGAATCTACTATAAATGTCTTTGAACCTGTATGTGAACATTGAATTGTTACGTCTGCATATATTTTAAAACCTTTGGCTTTTGCTTTACGGCAAAAATCGACATCTTCAGATACTGTATGTTTATGGTCAAGTGCTGAATGATAAACAAATTGAGGATAACCTACATCTTTTAATACTTTAGATTTAATAAGAACACAACCCATACCACAAGCGGCTATTTCTAAAAACGTAAGATGTTTAATTTTTTCATAAGGTATATTACTATTACCACCATGAGCATTTTTTTCATAAATTTCTAATGTATGTTCATGTTCTTTTCTTTGTATATACAAACCAGATACCATATCAACATCATGTTTTAATAATTTTATAAGTGTATCTTTTGGAAATGCAATATCACTATCTACAGAAAACAAATAATCATAATGAATTGCCCAATGAGATATTAAATTTCTTATTTGGTCAATTTGATAACCATAAAAAAATTGAAATTCGGTTTTATATCCTTCAGGAACTTCTAAATCGTATATTGCTTTAAACGTTGTAGGTTCAATATTTTTATTTGTTGGTACAGCAATTAATATAGTTTTCATTGTGCCAATATTTTGTTTGCGTTTTTAGTCTGTTCTTCTGAATTAACTTTGTAATCATTTAATGGACTAATATCATTATAATTATAAACAATATCTGATACAACTTTTATTTTACTAGGGTCGGCCTTTTCTATAACAGTATAAAATATAGAACCATCGCCGCCTGCTTTATACCAATTCTCATTTTCGTCTTTAAAATTACTATCACTAACACCGTTTAAAAGATAACATTTAAATGTTCTTAAATGTGTATAAGGCATATTCCAATTAAACTTGTGTTGTCTATATTTTTTTTGTAGTTTGATTTCTTCAGGATAATGTTGAGATACTAAAGGTATATTATCTACCATTGACCAACAAGAACCATAAGTAAACTCTGTTGTACCGTCATATAGATTATTATAAAAATGAAATATTTGATTATCGTTTACTAAAGAATCATCACCATCTAAAAGCATTACAATATCATCTCCTTCACAAAATTCAACCATTGCTTCTATTTGATTTCTTACTGCTCCTTTATTTTCTGTATTTTTTATTACTTTTACTTTATTACTTTCAAATTGTTTTGCAATTCTATAACTGTTGTCTGTAGAACAATCATCTATAACAATCATTAAATAATTATCATAATCTTGTGTGATTACTGATTGAATACATTTTGCAATATATGATTCTGCATTATACATTGGAGTTATAATTATCATTCTTTGTTGTGTATTTCTTGGTATATAATTTTCTTCTTGATTGCTAAATTTTCTACCAAATATTGTTTTAATTCTTGAATTGATATAACTTACTTGTTTATAATCTTCCTTTAATAGATATAAACCTAATTTTTTATAGATATGTTGTTTCCATTGTAATGCAACACTATCCCAACCTACAACATCTTTTATAATATTACAAGCATACATTTTTTGTTGATGTAAATAACGGTCTTTGTTTGCTTTTAATACTGTTTCTACAAAACGATCTTCTTGATATTTTTTATTGATATGAGGAAATAATCCATTTGGTTCTATAGGGTGGTCTATTAGATAACAAGCTGATTCTATTGCTGTTTCTTCTAATGCACCAAAACGATTTGTAATTAAAGGAGTGTTATAAGCAATAGATTCTAAAGTTGAAATGCCAAATGTTTCTGGGAAAACACAAGGGAACAACATGAAACTTGCTTGTGACATAATATCAGCAATCTCAGATTGTTTTATGATACCAGTAAACTCTACATCTAATTTTTTATATTTTTCATCTGCAATTAATTTTCTGTATTTTATTTCTTGTATATCAGGTTCATTGTTTTTAAACTTATAAAATCCACCAATAACTTTTAATTTAGCTTGTGGTATTTCTTTTTTAATTCTTTCCCATATATTTTCTACTAAAGGAACCATACCTTTAGATAAGGCCGCATTAAAAACACATAAGAAAGGGTCTTTTGCTTTTATATCTATGTCATCTTTATATTTTACAATACCATTACGAGTCATAAAAACATGTTTTTTTATTACTTCAAACATTCTTTTATTACCATGAGCACAATTGGTAACATAAGAAGTATGAAAATCGGAAAGAGTAAATATTTCATCTAAGTCTTTATGAATTAACATATCTTCTAATAGATGATCTCCGTACATAGAAAATGTATCGTGCATCCACATTGCTTTTAATTTAGCAAATTTTTTTATTGAAGCGTATCGTTTTGGTTTGAATCTTGTAAATTGGCCGTATAATTGTTCTGGTAAAAATGGTATAACTGTTCTTGATGAAATAACAACATCAAATTTAAAATCGTGTGGAAAATCTAATCTTGTATGGTCAAAATATTTAACATTATCAAAAGTGCCTTCATTTGAATTTGTATCAATACAGTTGTTAAAAACAGTAACATCAAAGTTCTTTTTAGCAAGTTCTCTAGCTAATAAAATAACTGCGGATTCTGAACCTCCTAAACCTCTTTTGTTAAGAGTATCACCATCATAAGACAGTCCAATAATGTCAATAATTGCAATAGATATCATTTAAAAAAACATTTATATAAAGTTATAATTATTTATAAATATACTATAACACAATATACCAGTATTGTCAATAACTTATAGAATTTAACATTTAGAGAGAAATGTCAGATACCATTATAATAATAAAGAATAGTAACGTTCCAGGTAAAGTACCTCAAACTACAGATTTACAACCAGGAGAATTGGCTGCAAATACCTACGATGGTAAACTCTATTTATTACGAGATACAACAAGTACTGGTGGTACACAACAAGTAGTTCAAGTAGGTGGAACTGGTAATGGTTATACAGGTTCAGTAGGATATTCCGGTTCAAAAGGTATTGATGGTTACACAGGCTCAAAAGGTATTGATGGTTATACAGGTTCAAAAGGTACTGATGGTTATACAGGTTCTATAGGATATACAGGAAGTTCTGGTGACAAATATGTTACATCTTCATCAACATCTTTTACTTTAGGAAATTCAGGAACACAAACAATAACAGTTGGAACAGGATTAAGTTATACAATAGGCCAAGATATAGTTATTGCATTTGACATTTCAAATATTCAATATGCTACGGTTACTTCTTATACTTCAGGAACAGGTTCTTTAACATTTACAAAAAATAGTTTTGTAGGTTCAGGTAGTCATAATACATGGACAATTAATTTAGATGGAGCTGCAGGCACTCAAGGTTATACTGGTTCTGCTGGAACAGCTGGAACAGGTTACAATGGTTCTGTTGGATTTACAGGTTCTGTCGGTATAGGATATACAGGTTCAAAAGGTTATACTGGTTCACAAGGTTATAATGGTTCACAAGGTTATACTGGTTCTGCTGGAATAGGTTACAATGGCTCTGTTGGATATTCCGGTTCTATTGGTTATTCTGGTTCACAAGGTTTACAAGGTTATTTCGGTTCTTCTGGATATACAGGTTCAGCCGGTCAAGATGGTTATGATGGTTACACAGGTTCGGCCGGTGCAGGTTATACAGGTTCAAAAGGAGATACTGGTCAAGGATTTAATATCGCTAAGATATATTCTTCTGTTGCTGCCTTAAACGCTGATACTAATCCAACAGGAATTAATATAGGTGAATTTGCTATTATCAATACAAATGATACATCAAATCCTGATGATGGAAAATTATATCTATGGAACGGTACTAGTTATAGTTTTATTGTTGACCTTTCAGGTACAACAGGTTATACAGGTTCTGCCGGTATAGGATATGTTGGTTCACAAGGATATGCCGGCTCAGTAGGATATTCCGGTTCAAAAGGTATTGATGGTTACACAGGCTCAAAAGGTATTGATGGTTATTCAGGTTCACAAGGAAATTTAGGATATACAGGATCATCAGGCACTGGTTACACAGGATCAGCAGGAGCTGGTTATACAGGTTCAACAGGATTTACAGGTTCACAAGGTATTGTAGGATTTACAGGATCAGGAGCAGATAGTCCTTTAGTTTTTACAACATCGGGAATTTATAGAACACT